AATAGTAGATACCATCCCACCTGACAATTGGTTTCCAGCTTGGAATACATAATCATTCCCAGCAGTTTTTAGTTTTCTTATCGCAGCCAAAGTTGCTCTAGAGAAAACCCAAGTGCCATTAGCAGCATATGGAGCCTTTGGTTCATGGTATAGCGAAATTAAACCATCAGCAGTTAAAGTGGACGCATGTCCAGAATTAACAGTACTGATTTCAGAATTAGTTAAAATTCCTTCAGGTTTGCCTACAGCATTACCACTTACAAAAGCTGTGCCCTCTGCTTTTGCGAACTGTTCACCGAATTCCAGTGACATTTCTGCTTCAAGATTGAAGACTGAATCTTCTAACTCTTGTTCTGAAATATCGACTAGTGCGTATAGTTCATGAGTAGGTATTTCTCTTAAACCAGTCGCATATCCAGTAGTTTCAGAACGAGTTCCTTGCTCAGCAACCCATGCTGCAGAAAATTGTCCTGTTCTTTCTGGAATTTGAACTGATCTATTAGTTGTACTTCTAACTCTAGATATACTTCTAATTGGTGATAGTTCTGTTATAGTTTTTGTTAGCGATCTAACATATTCAGGTGGAGCCAAATAACCACCTGCTGTGTCGTTAGACGCTGTCAAAACTTTTAGCTCATCTGGAGCCAAGTTGTCTTTACCTTTTCTTAAATAGTTTTCAAACGCAGCTTTTTGCTCATCAACTTTGGTTTGTTCACTTTTAGAAGAAATAGGTCTCGACAACATTTTTTCCATACGAGCGATTTTATCAGCTTGCTCTTGGTGAGAAGCAGTTTGCTTAACCACAGCTTGATTAACTTCTTCGATTTTGTCAAGATCTTTTTCAATCTTTGACAATTTCTCAGTTGTCACTGGGTCAGCCGAACCTTTCTTTTCAATTTGAGCAAGTCTATCGTCGTTAGTCTTTTTGAACTCTTCAAATGTAGAGCCAAGACTTTCGATCGCTTGTTTGACTTGATCTTTATCAGCCATTGTATTAATCCTCCTTATAAGATTAATGGTTTGTTGTTAAGACTTTCTTTATTTTCTCTACAGATTCTAATAAGCCACCAAAGTCTTCCGCAACTTCTCGTTGCTCAAGAGCATCGACAAGTGCTTTCGCACCCATCTTGGCTTGCGTTCGCGATAAATCTCCAGCATCTCGCAGTAAATCTTCCCATTCACGAACTGTTCGGTCTGCTCCTTTCACCGCATGAATAACAGCTTTGTCATTCATGGGGAAAGTTACAAGGGAAACTTCCATAAGGTCTATATCCTTTAAATATCTTCTTCGTCTTTTTTCATCATATGATTGATTTCTAGGATCTGCCTTAAAACCTATTGACATAGCATCAAGTGCACCCATTTTCATTAATTCATAAGTTTCTCTTCCTCTTTGAGTACCCATTGCTAATTGTCCTTCAACTAATAAACCATTTTTATCTTCTTTCATTGCATTAAAAACACCTATTGGTTCATTAGTATTATGTTGATATAATAATTTAACTTTATTGTAAGGTCTTCTTCTTAAACTTTTACGAAATGCTCCACCAACAACTATATCATTTCCTTTATCCATGTTTCCAAAAGTAGAAGCATATCCTTCAAAAATTCCATTATCGTCTTTTTGAGTTTTTATTTGACATTCAAAAATTTGTCTTTGTCCTTTAACATTTATCGATTGATCAATCCAAGTTTTATCATTTACTTCAGAAAGATCTTGTCCAATACAATCACAACCACACTCTCCATTACAACTGCATTCTTTTCCTTCAGTTTCGCAAGAGCACTCTTTAATTTTTTGATTGTTTAATTCATTTTCGTAAGTATTGTCTTCGTCTTTTATTTTGTCAGCCATATTAATCCCATTAATTAAAAACGATTCTAAATTTTATATTATAATATAATAACTAAAATAACTATTACTATTACTGCAGCAATTCCCATTTGAACTTTTTTGTCCAAACCTTTCCAAAATTTTTTAACTTTATCCATTTCAAAACCCTCCAAAATCTGGTTCAGGTACATTCACTACAAATGTACATCTACAATTTATAACTTGCTGTGGTGGTCCTCCAGGATCTCCTGGATAATTTAATTGCGCTCCACCAACAACAAAGAAACCATCCTTATCAACCACTTGTCCATTTGCAATACTATGATCATCTCTAGTTCTATCATCATTTACAGAAACCCATTCCTTTTTCGTATTAGGAATATTTACTACACCAAGACTTGTAAAGTTTGCAAAATTTGCAGCTTGATGTGTTTCTGTTCTAGCGATTAATACTGCTCTGGTTATAGAGGTTATTGCGGATAGTTCTGTTATCTTTTTTGCAGTCTGATAAACATCAAGTCCATCAACCTGCGCAGCATCAATAGCATTACGAATTTCTGCTATTGTTGTTGCAGAGATATTACTAACCTTTTCTGCACCAGAAGTAAATAGAAATTTTTCAAATTCTTCATCAAAATCATCTTCATACTCTTTTCTTTCTTTTTCAACAATAATCCTTAATAAACCTAGTATTCTTTGTCTAAAAGTATCAGTCACACCTTTCCAATGACTAAAAATAATAGATTTTATTCTATTATAATGTGGTCTAGACTCAATATCCAAACTTTGACGACCTGATAACAAGTAATTTGTAGCAATAACTTTATAAGTTCTTACGAATTCTTTCTTTAATTGTGAAGCTAATTTAACTTCAAAATTTCTTCTCATACGATTTTGTATTTTCCACTCATTTATTTTTTGTTTAGGTGTTTTTATATTAATCATGATATTTTCCAATTAGCAATTCCTGACCTAGCACTTAATTCTGTTAAACCCCAAACCAAAGCATCTAACCTATCTGGTGATTGAGAAGTTAGTTCAGGATTATAGGTGCAAAGTTGATCTTCTAATAAATTAAATCTATCTAAATGTTTAACTCTTTTTTGTTCATATAAAGCAGCAATTGGTTCTGCTCTTACAAATTTACCACGAGTTGCTCTAACTGATTTATAATTCACATTTCTGTCCACAGTTTTAACGACTTTCTCGACAAGGTCACCACCATTATTAACTTCAGCTATAACTTTATCTGCTTTATAACTTTCATAAGTCTGTACGACTTTTTTCGCCCAAGCATCAGGAGAGTATTTACCAGACAGATCATTTAGTATATAGTATTTGCCCTGAAAATCTGAAGCACATACAACAATACCTGTTTCATCAGATCTTTTATTTGCTGTGACAGCTGGATCAACTGCTATTACTATTCTTTTATAGTTAGGAGTCTTTTCATTGTATTTAATCATAGCTGATTCAATCATATCTCTAGACCATAAACTTCCTTCAACATCTTCTAATATCTCTGCATATAATTCTTGACGACCTAAACGAGTTCCTTCATACCTTTCTCTTAATTGACTTATTGCTGCTTCAGCCAAATTATCTTTATTTTCAAAAGTAGATCCAGTAGTTATTAAAACATCCTTTCTTTTTGCTAATTCTTTAACTATTGGTATTGGTTTAGGTGTAGTTGTGACTACTACTTTAGGATGCTCACCCAATCTTAGACCAAACATTAATTGATCCCAAGTTTCGCTATATTTCCAGGAACCAAGTTCGTCGCACCATGCTCTATGGTGCTGTGGACCTCTTAATCTTTCAGGTGAATCTGCAGAAAATGTTTTAAATCTAGAACCATTGTGCAATACTATTTCACCTAGTGATCTATTGTAATTTGCTATGTGCAATTTTTCATCCAATATTGACAACAAACCTGATTCTCCTTCAATACAAGTATCTCTGCCATCGGCAAAGGTTGGTGCAACTATGGCGATACGACTTTCGTTATTAGATAGTCCAAACCACGCCATATCTTGCGCACCTGTTAATGTCTTTCCCCAACCCCTCCCAGCTAATATAAGCCATATCGACCAGTCGCCTTTAGGTGTTAGCTGTTTTGGTCGAGCCAAAGTTATCCATTTCAATCTTAATAATCTAGAGTCTATTTCGTGACTACTTAACTTTTCTAATTCTTTCAAATTCATAACTTTTTATAAGATTTCTTAAAAATTTTCTAAAAAACTTTTTAATCCTAATAACCATACCAATTAACTACTCCCCAAACTGCCATAACAAAATACATTACTTCCATTAAGCATCTTGGTATATCATTTTGCTTATATGCAACATTCACCCATATAACGCACGATATAGCCGATAGCAACCAACCTAACCATTGCGAATCGACATTCGGTCTAGTTAATATATAAACCGAAACAAATGCTATAAAGAACGCAATCCATCTGTATATTAGCATATTTGTATATTAGTTGTTTTTTGTCTTCGTCAAATAGACGAAAGTTCTTTCCAAAAAACCTATATAGCATTTTATTGTTTTCCAAAAGTGCAAAATACAGATTTAATTTAGGATCTTACCATTTTCTTGCATTTTCTCTGTTTCTAGTTTATTTATTAATTCATCTAATTCTTTGATCTTTGCTTGTTTTTCGTTTACATTAATAGTTTGCTCTCCAGAAAATTCCACTGCTCTTCTTTTAGGATGGAAATATTGTGTTAATTCTTTTAATGCTTCAACTTTTAATTTTAATGGTGTTCCTTTGTCTTGCGAAATTCCAGCAAGTGCTACGAGTGGATCAAAATCTTTGATACCCATATTCTTCATAAACTTTTTAACTCTTTCTTGCAATTCCTGCGTTTTCTTGTTAGGTGTTCCTTTTTGCCTTCCACCTATCCTTTCACTTCCTGGCTTTGGTCCTCTATTTCCCATAATATTTACCCACAACTCCTTATAATCCAAATACCTAAAAAACGAAGCAAGCCCAACCAAATTAGGACAAAACGCTAAAAATGAAAATCTATTCTCACTCTATTTTGATCTATTTTTTTTGGTTGATTATGCTTGGTTCTGGTATGAAATGCCTTATTTTATTTATTTTTTTAAGCACTCTCAATCTTTAATAACCTACTTTAGATAATTACAAAACAAAAAGATGGGAATTGTGGTTGATTTTATAATTTTTTATAAAATATATTTGATACAACTAATATATTTTGCAATTAATATGTTTCGTTCTATAAGGTAAATCCTAGCGAATATTAACATATTAGATAAAAGCAGGAAAATCTTTACAGGGCAAATAAATAAAAAAATATTTTCTATTTACTATTGCAAAAAATAAAATTAAAAGAAGTATATGAGTGATGTAATAAACATAAGCAATATAAAGCATTCGGTAGAGGTACCAAAGCAAATCAAGTTAGGATATAGAACCATAGATATAGTAGCAAAAGAAATGCCTGATGACTTTGGTGAGTTTGTTGGTGGTGATAATAAGATATTTTATTCTAATAAAATTACTCCACCTGAACTAACTAATACAATCCTTCATGAAGTATTACATGCTATATGGCAGGATAGATTAGTAGATATAGTTAGCGATACAAAGGAAGAAACGATAGTCAATAGTTTGGCGAATGGTTTAATGACTATATTGGTAGATAATCCTAATTTAAAAAACTTTTTATATGAAGGGATGAAATAATGAACCATATTTTAAAAGATGGGGAAGTAATAAAGACTACAGCAAAAGAAGATATCATAGACGCAGTTAAGGATAAGCAAACAGCAGATATTTCAAAAGCAAAAGCAATCATAAAAATTAATTTAAAAAATGTTGTCGGAGTAGGTGGGCATAACAAAGAAATCATTTCAGAAGTAGAAAATGAGTTAGAAAAAATCTCAAAAGCAGAAGATATTTTAAAGGCGATTGAAAAGTATGATTTCTAAAATTGTTCTCTCGAGAATGAACAAAGTGCCCATAATCAGGAGACTTAATATGGGCACGCAAAAAATATTAGATAAGATAATTTTATTCTATTGTAGA